TTGGGTTCCAAAAACTGAATTACAAAATAGAGTGGTACTTAAAAATGGTATAAAATATCCTGGTAATGAACACATGGGAGCGTTTGGTTGCGATTCTTATGATATATCAGGAACCGTAGATGGACAAGGTTCTAAAGGAGCATTACACGGCCTAACCAGGTTTAGTATGGAGGACGCTCCTGCGAACAGCTTCTTTTTAGAATACCTATCAAGACCACCTACGGCTGAAATATTTTTTGAGGATGTTTTAATGGCTATAGTATTTTACGGAATGCCAATACTTTGCGAGAATAATAAACCTAGATTACTTTATTATCTAAGAAGAAGAGGTTATAGAGGGTTTAGTATGAATAGACCAGACAAAGTATGGAACAAATTATCTGTAGCAGAAAAAGAAGTTGGAGGAATTCCAAACTCTAGTGAAGATATAAAACAAGCCCACGCCGCTGCTATTGAAATGTATATACAAGATCACGTAGGCATGCAACAAGATGGAACATTTGGAGATTTATATTTTAATGATCTATTAAATGATTGGACTAGATTTGATATAACTAAACGTACAAAGTTTGACGCAACAATTAGTTCAGGTTTAGCTATTATGGCTAACAATAGACATTTATATGCTCCAAACGCAAAAATAGAAAAACCAAAATTAAACATACAAATTTCTAAATATGAAAATAAAGGTAGTATGTCTAAAATAATTAAAGAATAATATGGCGCACCAGAATGCAAATATAGATTTTCCAAGTCAAGTAGTTAGCGATCAAGAGAAACTTAGTTACGATTATGGATTAAAGGTTGCTAAAGCTATAGCGGCTGAGTGGTTCCATAATGATAGACAAGGTAATAGACACGTAACACATAAAAATAACTTCCATAATTTAAGATTATACGCTAGAGGCGAACAGTCTATCCAAAAATATAAGGATGAATTATCAATTAATGGTGATTTGTCCTATCTTAATTTAGATTGGAAACCAGTTCCTATTATACCTAAATTTGTAGATATAGTTGTAAACGGTATTACAGAACGTATGTATGATGTTAAAGCTTATTCTCAAGATCCTTACGGTGTAGAAAAGAGAACTGAGTACATGGAATCTATATTAGCTGACATGCGTACTGTTGAGTTAAATGATTTTGCTGCAGAAGCATTTGGTATTGACTTATATGAAAATGACAAGGAAATGTTGCCAGAAAGCGAGGAAGAGTTAGATTTACATATGCAATTAACTTATAAGCAATCTGTTGAATTAGCAGAAGAACAGGCTATACGAGTATTAATGGAAGGAAATAATTACGAATTAATAAAGAAACGTTTTTATTATGATTTAACAACTATAGGTATTGGTGCTGTAAAAACTGGATTTAATACCTCTGAAGGTGTTACTATAGATTATGTTGATCCAGCTAATTTAGTTTATTCTCATACAGATTCACCTTACTTTGAAGATATATACTATGTTGGTGAAGTAAAGTCTATACCAATAAATGAATTAGCTAAACAATTCCCGCATTTGGAACACGAAGATTTAGAGGAAATAGTAAAAACACCTTTTAATCATAATTCCAATATGCGCAATAAAGATGAAGACGATAATAAAGTTCAAGTTCTTTATTTTAACTATAAAACCTACATGAATGAGGTTTATAAAGTTAAAGAGATGGGTAGCGGTGCTGATAAGATTATACCTAAAGATGATAATTTTGATCCACCAGAAAATTTAGAAGGTGGTTATAGTAAATTATTAAGAAGTATAGAATGTCTTTATGAAGGTGCATTAATTCTTGGTACAGAAAAACTACTTAAATGGGAGATGGCTAAAAATATGTTACGTCCTAAAAGTGATTTTACTAAGGTTAAAATGAATTATGCTATTTGTGCACCTAGAATGTATGAAGGAAAAATAGAATCATTAGTTGGTAGGATTACAGGTTTTGCTGACATGATTCAATTGACACATTTAAAACTTCAGCAAGTATTATCTAGAATGGTTCCAGATGGAATTTATTTAGATGCTGATGGTTTGGCTGAAATAGATTTAGGTAATGGAACAAATTATAATCCACAAGAGGCTTTAAATATGTTTTTCCAAACTGGTTCTGTAATAGGAAGATCATTTACTCAAGACGGTGATATGAATCCAGGTAAAGTTCCTATTCAAGAAATTACAAGCGGAAGTGGTGGTAATAAAATGCAAGCTTTAATTGGTAATTATAATTACTACTTACAAATGATTAGAGATGTGACTGGTCTTAACGAAGCTAGAGATGGTAGTATGCCAGATAAGAATGCTTTAGTAGGTGTTCAAAAACTAGCTGCAGCAAATTCAAATACCGCTACTAGACATATTTTACAATCTGGATTATTTTTAACAACTGAAGTTGCAGAATGTTTATCGCTTAGAATATCTGATATATTAGAATATTCCCCAACAGCAAATGCTTTTATACAATCTATAGGCGCTCATAATGTAGCTACATTAGACGAAATGAAGAACTTGCATTTATATGATTTTGGTATATTTATTGAGTTGTCACCAGATGAGGAAGAGAAAATGTTATTAGAAAACAATATACAAGTAGCTATAGCTCAGCAAGATATAAATTTAGAAGATGCTATTGATGTTAGAGAAATAAAGAATGTTAAATTAGCAAATCAAGTTTTAAAAATACGTAGAAAGAAAAAAGAAGAAAAAGATCAATTAATACAAGAACAAAATATACAAGCTCAAGCAGAAGCTAATATGCAAACTCAGCAAGCCGCAGCACAGTTGGAGATTCAAAAACAACAAAATATAACACAAAGTCAAGCTGAACTTGAACAAATTAAAACTGATTTAGAGGTACAAAAATTAACACAAGAAGCTGAAATTAAGAAACAATTAATGGAACTAGAGTTTCAATACAATATGCAGTTAAAAGGTATTGAAGTTGATGGTAACACGGCTAAAGAAAGAGAAAAAGAAGATCGTAAAGACGAGAGAACTAGAATTCAAGCATCTCAACAAAGCGAGATGATTGATCAAAGAAATAACGCAAAACCACCTAAAAACTTTGAGTCCGCAGGTAATGATACACTTACCGGAGATTTTGATTTAGGTGCGTTTGATCCTAGATAAATTTTTTATTAACTATTATTATATTATATTATGGCAAAGAAGAAAAAAGAAAAGGTAGTAGAACAGACTACCGAACAACCAAAAGTAGACAATACAGTCGAAAAAATTAAAATAAAGAAAAAACCATCAATGAAAAAGTTTAGCAACGATCCTGATGGTGCAATAAAAGTAGATTTAAGTAAACCACCAAAAGAAAAGGAAGAAAATGAACAGCCAGTTGATAACACAGAAACCAAGGAAGTTCAAGAAAAGACTATTGAAGAAACGACTGATAAAAAAGAGGTTATTGAACAATCTACAGAAGAAAATACTGAAACACCTATTTTAGAAGAGATTACAAGCGAAGAAGTTGAAGAACTAGAAGAGCAAGTTGAAGAAGCTGTTATCGAAACTGAAACTACTGGAAAACCATTACCAGAGAATATTCAAAAGTTAATGGATTTTATGGATGAAACTGGTGGTGATATAAATGATTATGTAAAACTTAATCAAGATTATAGCGGTTTAAATGATGAAGCTTTATTAAAAGAATATTACGCTCAAACAAAACCTCATTTAAACACAGAAGAAATTAACTTCCTTATGGAAGACACGTTCTCTTACGACGAAGATGTAGATGAAGAAAGAGATATACGTAGAAAAAAATTAGCGTTAAAAGAGCAAGTTGCCAGCGCTAAAAGCCACCTGGACGGGCAAAAGTCCAAATACTATGAAGATATCAAAGCTGGGAGTAAGTTAACTCCTGAACAACAAAAAGCTATGGATTTCTTTAATAGATACAACAAGGAATCTGAGGAAAATCAGAAAGTAGTGGATGCACAAAATTCTAATTTTACCCAAAAAACTGATCAAGTTTTTAATGATAAATTCAAAGGTTTTGAATATAACATCGGGGAAAAGAAGTTTAGATTCAATGTAAAAGATGTTAATGAGGTAAAAGAAAAACAAAGTGACATCGGTAATTTTGTCCAAAAGTTTTTGGATAAAAAGAACATGATGAACGACGCAAAAGGTTATCATAAATCTCTTTACACAGCAATGAATGCTGACACTGTTGCAAACCACTTTTATGAACAAGGAAAAGCAGATGCTATGAAAGATAGTGTTGCTAAAGCCAAAAATGTGAATATGGATCCAAGGCAAGCCCATGGTGAAATTGAAACAGGTGGTATTAAAGTGCGAGTATTAGATGATAATTCTCCTGATTTCAAGTTTAAAATTAAACAAAAATAATTAATTTAAAATTACAAAATTATGGCAATTACACCCGGAGGTAGTTTAAATAGCGTACCGTCACCGCAACAACAGACACTCGCATCAAACTACATCGATTTTACGTCCACAGCCGCTGCAAGCGCAAACTGGGGACAACAATATTTACCAGATCTTATGGAAAAAGAAGCTGAAGTGTTCGGTAACAGAACAGTTTCAGGATTTCTTTCACAAGTAGGAGCTGAAGAATCTATGACTTCAGACCAAGTAGTTTGGTCAGAACAAGGTAGATTACATTTATCATACACAGGACAAATTACTGGTACTGGTGCCGATGCTGGTTCAGGGGCAACATCTAGAATCGTTATAGGTAACGATATTGATGGTAACGCTGCTGGCGCTGCTCATGGTATTAGAACAAATGATACTGTTATTGTGGCTAACGCAAATGGTATTTTCAAATGTTTAGTTGTAGATACTACACTGAATAGTGCTAACGTAGATGTTGCACCGTACGACGATGGTGGTCTTGGTACAGGTTTACTAGCAACTACTGCTGGCGCGAATGATACAACTATATTAGTTTATGGTTCTGAATTCTCTAAAGCTGCTAGTTATCCAGATGGTGGTGTCTTAGCAACTTCAAGTGATTCTAGAGGAGCTAACGAACCACAATTCACGTCTTTTACTAACAAACCAATTATTATGAAAGATTTCTACGAAGTATCAGGTTCTGATACAGCTAGAATTGGTTGGGTTGAAGTTACTGGAGAAGACGGAACAGGTGGATATCTTTGGTATTTAAAAGCTGAAGGTGAAACTAGAATGCGCTTTGCTGATTACATTGAAATGGCAATGATTGAAGGTGTGTTAACAAGAACAGCTGCCAACACTTTAGTTGATGGTGCTACTAATGTTTTACCACACACTACAGCCACAACAATGGGAGATGCTGGTACTGAAGGTTTATTTGAAGCTATCGAACAAAGAGGTAATATGAGTTCTGGTGTTACTGGTGTTAACGCAGCTACTGATCTAGCTGAATTTGATGCTATTTTAGCTGAGTTTGATAACCAAGGTGCTATTGAAGAAAACATGATATTCGCTAATAGGGCTACTGCTCTTGCAATGGATGACATGCTTGCTTCAATGAATTCTTATGGTGCTGGTGGTACTTCTTACGGAGTATTCAGTAACTCAGAAGACATGGCGCTTAATTTAGGTTTCTCAGGTTTCCGTAGAGGTTCTTACGATTTCTACAAAACTGATTGGAAATATCTAAATGATAAAGCCACTAGAGGTAGTATTAACGCTGCTAATGCTGCTAATGCTATTAGAGGTGCTTTTATTCCAGCTGGTACATCTTCAGTATATGACCAACAATTAGGAAAGAATCTTAAACGACCTTTCTTACATGTTCGTTATAGAGCTTCTCAAACAGATAACAGATACTTCAAGACTTGGGTTACTGGTTCTGTTGGAGCTGCTACATCTGCTTTAGATGCGATGCAAATTCACATGTTAACAGAAAGATGTTTAATTACACAAGGTGCGAATAACTTTATGTTATTGAACTAATCTATTTTTAAAAGAACCGAGGTTTCGGCCTCGGTCCTTTTATTTTTATTAATTTTATTATATATTATATTATGGCAAAAAAAACAAAAAAAGTTGAGGTGGAAGAACCTCAAATTCAAGAAGAAGTGGTAGTTGAAACTGCCCCGGTTGTAGAACAACCAAAAGCAAGAGAAAGAAAGAGATCGAAAGATGAATGGGAGATAAAAGATAGAATGTATTATTTAAAAGGTAATAAAAAACCTTTATCAAGAATGATCAGGTCATCAAACATATATTGGTTTGACGAAGAAAAAGGTTACGAAAGAGAACTTAAATATTGTCAAAATCAAAAAACATCTTTTGTAGATGAAATGAAGGGTGACCAAAGATTAGAACACGTCATTTTTAGAAGTGGTAGTTTATTTGTACCAAAAGAAAAAACTGTTTTACAAAAACTACTATCTTTATATCACCCACATAGAGATCAAATATATTACGAGCATATACCGTCAAAAGTTGCAGCTGAAGAAATAGATATTTTAGAACAACAAGTTGAAGCGTTGGTTGCAGCTAGAAATGTAGATATTGACATGGCTGAAGCTATTATGAGAGCAGAGGTTGGTTCTGAGGTATCAAACTTGAGTTCTAAGGAACTTAGACGTGATTTATTGGTATTTGCTAGAAATAACCCTAAACTCTTCTTAGAGTTAGCAGATGATGAGAACGTAATGTTAAGAAATTTTGGTATTAGAGCTGTAGAAGCTGGAATATTAAGATTATCCTCTGATCAAAGAAATTTCTTATGGGGTAGTAATGGAAGAAAATTAATGGTTATACCATTTGATGAACATCCATATACTGCTTTAGCACATTGGTTTAAAACTGATGAAGGAATGGAAATCTATTCTAATATAGAGAAGAGATTAAAATAACAACCCTAAAGAATAGCCACTCTTTTTAGGGGTGGCTATTTTTTTAAAAACAATAATATGAAATCAAGAGGATTAGGTGATTCAATAGAAAAATTCACAAAAGCAACAGGTATAAAATCTTTCACAAACTTTTTGCACTCTAATGGGTTGGTAAAAGATTGTGGATGTAACAAAAGGAAAGAAGCTTTAAATAAAGCTATTCCGTATAAAATAAAAAATAAATAATGGTAAATATAGATACTGTATATCAAAGAGTTTTGGCTATTGCTAATAAAGAGCAAAGAGGATATATAACTCCTCAAGAATTTAATTTGTTTGCTAATCAAGCACAAATGGATATATTTGAGCAGTATTTTTATGATGTAAATCAATTTAGCAGAATACCTGGAAATGAAACAGAATATTCAGATATGCTAGATGTTTTAAATGAAAAGATCGATATGTTTCAAGTTAGAGGAGCTGCAGTAGGCACTGGTACAGCTTTACCTTTAGCACCAGCTATATACAGATTAGGAGGCATATTTGTTACTCAAGGTGGTGTTACGAATGAGGCGGAAAGAGTGAACGAAAAAGATTGGTCATATATTCAGAATTCTCCGTTAATGCAACCAAAAAATAATAGACCTATTTATATACCCAATGGAATTAATCAAATTCAAACAATTGGACATAATCCATTAACCGGAAACGCTCAAGCAATTACTACAGGTGTTAGTTGTAATTATATAAGAAGACCAGATAGAGTAGATTGGGGTTATGTAGTTGTAAATTGTTACGCGCAGCATAACGGCGCAACACCACCAACAGTACACTTTGAATTACATCCTTCGGAAGAAACGAATTTAGTCTTAAAGATATTACAGTTATCCGGTATAGTTATGAAAGATGTAGGTTTATACCAAGTAGCAGCTCAAGAAGAAGTGAAAGATATTCAACAAGAAAAACAATAAATAAATGGGATTATTAACACAAACTCAACAACAATATTATAGTGGTGATAGAAAATCTTTTACTGGAGATGGTACAACAGTAAATTTTACTGTAGCAAACAGTTTAAGTGCTTTTCCCGCCGGGTATGATGAGACAAATGTAAAAATATATCTTGATGATGTTTTGCAAACACCTAGTTCTGCAAGTGGAACTAATTATGCGTTTAGTCATAGTAACGCTAATGGATGGAATGTGTTTTTTGCGACAGCACCTGCAAATGGAGTTACTATAACAATTGAGGTAGATAATAATTTTGGTAATTATCAATTTACATCTTTAGATAGTATTGTAAATCAATTTATGATAGCTTATGTTGGTGAAGATAAAGTTATAAGCAAAGCTAAAAGAGCTGATGTTGCTTTTTACGCACAAAGAGCAATACAAGAGCTAAGTTTTGATACATTTAAATCTTGTAAAGCCCAAGAAATAACCGTACCAGCTTCGCTTACAATGATTTTACCGCATGATTATGTTAACTATGTTAAACTGACATGGAGTGATGCCGCTGGCATTGAGCACGTGCTTTATCCTGCTAGAAAAACATCTAATCCATCAGCGATAAAACAAGATGCAGATGGTCATTATAGTTTTGATATTGATGACGATACCACCCCACAAATAGGTGATAGAGATGATACGACGAATTTAATTCATAATAGTAATTCAGATACTTGGAATAGTTATAAATCTGCAACACCGTCTACAGGTCAAAATGATTCTCAAGATGATACCTATTGGCCATCTCCAGGAGAAAGATATGGATTAGATCCTCAATATGCTCAAACTAATGGTTCATTTTTTATAGATTGCAATACTGGAAAAATACATTTTAGCTCTAATATATCTGGAAAAACCGTTATATTAGAATACATAAGTGATGGTTTAGGTACAGATGATGAAATGGTAGTTCATAAGTTTGCAGAAGAAGCGATGTATAAATGGATTGCTTATTCTGTTTTGTCTACTAGAATCGGTATTCCAGAATATATAATTAATAGATATAAAAAAGAAAAATTTGCTGAAACTAGAAAAGCAAAATTAAGATTGTCAAATATAAAATTAGAGGAAATCACTCAAATATTGAGAGGTAAGTCTAAACAAATAAAACACTAGTATGCCAGAGTTAAAACATACGTTTATGTCTGGTCGTATGAATAAAGACTTAGACGAAAGATTAGTGCCTAATGGCGAATATAGAGACGCAGCAAATATTGAGGTTTTAACTTCAGAAGGATCTGATATGGGTGCTGTGCAAACTTGTCTAGGGAATAAATTAATCTCTGATCTTGTTCCAGATAATGAAAGCACTTGTGTTGGCAATGTTGTAGACGATAAAACTAATAATGTATATTATTTTATCGCTGGTAAACCACCCACTATATCGTCAGGAAGAGTAAGAGCGTTAACGCATGTAATATCCTCTGATTTGGTTGTCGAATACAATAGCGCAGTTACTGGTGTTGGCACTACGTTGCCAGTTATAGTAGATATTTATAATGTACGTACTGGAATTACTAATGCCTCGCTTTCGAATTTAACATATACGTTAACTAGTGTAGAAGGATTAAGAATAGGTATGGAAATTGACGTTACTGTCACTGGAATACTTGCGTGGACACAGCAATTACCTCGTCCTATAATAACAGAGATACCTACATCTAATACGGTAATTTTATCTTCACCTATCACAAGTGATACTCCCCAAGGTATTCTTACGAATAGTAACGCTTTTAATAATCAGAGTGTAGATGTTAATGTTAATTTCACGGCTCCGCGGGTTCTTAATTTTAATGGAAATAATCTTATTACAGGTGTTAATATTGTTGATGATATGTTGTTTTGGACAGATAATTATTCTGAACCAAAGAAAGTAAATATAACAAGGGGAAAAGAAGGTTCAATACCTCCTATAAATATCTGTCGAGCTTGTAATTTTAATCATAATACTATAAATCCTTATACGTTTAACGGAAATATAGTCCCTGGAACAACACACACTGAACTTGTAGTTGATGGAAATACGATAATAAACACATCTCATAATGGTATACCGCTAAATCCTCCTGTGCCTGGTATACAAGAATACATCCAAGAAAAACATATTACTGTTATAAAGAAATCACCACTAACTCCTCCTAAGTTAGAGATGAGTGACGCTGTGCAAAGATATGCTGCTGATGGAATAACTCTTCATTCATCTTCCTCCATAATATCAAATTGGGCATGGCAAGGTACTATTGGTGCTTTTACAGGTTTGTATGAGGCTGGCACTACATCACGGCAAGTTAATACTGATCCAGCCGTTAACCCAGTTATGATCGACCTAGATACGGCCACTGATTATCGTGTTGGTGATATATTACGCTGTTCTGATTCCATAGGAGGACCTATGAAGGTAAAACTAATAGTTACATCGTCAGATTCAACGTCAACCAATCCTACGTTAGTAAATTCACCTACAATTGGAAATTTAGAAGTTAAGATACTTGATGTTACCGATAAGTTTAAGGCTGAAATTGATAATAATCAAAGAAAAACTTGGTATATAGAACTTCAATCTAAAGAAGATTCTCTCTATGAATTAAAATTCCCTAAATTTGCTTATAGATATAAATATGAAGATGGTGAATATTCTGCGTTCTCCCCATTCTCTGAAATAGCTTTTTTACCAGGTAAATTTGAATATCATCCTAAACAAGGTTACAATTTAGGTATGGTAAACCATTTAAGAAAGTTAATTATAAAAGATTTTATACCTACAAATATACCTAAAGATGTTGTTGAAGTAGATATTCTATATAAAGAATCTGATTCTCCAAATGTATATACTATAAGATCTTTTACAGATATTGATCCAGAATGGACTGCAGCAGGAACTGGTAATCATCAAGGTAATTTTGAAATTAAAGATGATTTGATCCACGCTGTTGTTGCGTCGAATCAGTTACTTAGACCTTGGGATAATGTTCCTAGAAAAGCGTTGGCTCAAGAAATCACTGGAAACAGATTAGTGTATGGTAATTATTTGCAAAATTATAATCTATCTACAACTGCAACTGCAAGTGGAAATTATGTAAAACCTGAATTTAAGGTATTCATGGATAGTGATCCTATTAATGTTATAAACTTTCCTGAAAAATCTTTAAAATCAATGAGAACATACCAATTAGGTATTGTTTATAAAGATATTTATGGTAGAGAAACGCCAGTAATAACACATCCAAGTGGTGTGATTAAAACAGAGAATATACACGCCGCATCAGTTAATTCTATATCAGTACAAACAATAACACCACCCCCTATTTGGGCAGATTCTTTTAAATACTTTGTAAAAGAAACGTCTAATGAATATTATAATCTAGCGATGGATAGGTGGTATGATGCTGAAGACGAAGGTGTTTGGTTAGCATTTCCTTCAGAAGATAGAAATAAAGTAGATGAAGAAACTACTTTACTATTAAAAAGAGGTGCTGGTGATTTTGGACAAGCTGTATTAGAACAAGCAAGATATAAGATTTTAGCCATAAAAAATGAAGCGCCAGATTTTATAAAAACAACAGAAGAAATATTAGCTACATTTGATGCTAATACTGATCCTCTCGCAACTATTCCTAGTGGTTATCTAGTAGGATTTCCAACAACCGGTGTAAAAAATATTAAAATTGACGGAGAAGCATGGGAAGAAAGTGAATTAGTTAGTTTACAATATAGAGAAAATCAACAGTCGCTATACCAAGGTATACTATCAAATAGAGGGGCTTCGTTACAAATGAGGATAAGGACAGGTAACAATGCAAATCACTCAAATTGGTATGACGTTATAAACATTACTTGGAATAAAAGCGGCACTGGATATGGTAATCGTACTAGTACTTATCAAATAACTGTAACTGAAGGATTTGATAATGATGATATTGATTTCACGTCTACAGGTGGAACACCCGGCACAGCAATCGCTGACTTACAAGTGGATATCCAAAAGAAGATAATAGAAAATAAACCAGAATTTGATGGTAGATTCTTTGTTAAAATACACGATGATGATGATATTTTTAGGAGATATATTAAAGCTGATGCACGAGTAACCTCTAGACATACTACTGGACAGAAATTATTTTACTATATGGGTAAAGACTCTACAGCGGATCCTAATGATACTACTGGTGAAACAATTATGGGCCAACAATTATCTAACTTCGATGATCATTATACTTCTGTATTAGATGACGCTAGATTTGGAGAAGATTTTATAGCATACGATATAGGTGGATCAAGCTCTACCAGTAGCTCTACTACACCCTCAGGACTTGTGTGGGATGGTACTGGTTTTGTAAATCCCACCGCAACAGCTGCTAACGGTGGTGTTGCGGTACATTATCCTAGATATTCTAATTTAACAACTATTGGAACTCCATGGAGAGCTAAAGGAGAATATTATGATTTTTATAAAAATTATCTAAGTTTAGCACATTATACTGGTGGGAGTGCAATATCACCAGGCACTCCATGGGCTAATAGTAACGCTGGTAGTACTGGTGGTAACGAAGGTGGTTGGTGGTTTATAGATCAAGAACCTGTGTATCACTGTTTAGGCACCGAGATAAAGGATAGTGGTTCCTCGTTGAGTGCAACTAACCAAACCTATAATGAGTGGACAACGTATAGTACTTTTAACCAACAACATGTTTCACTTAACGTAAGAGCTCTTGTGTACTTAAAAAATGATACTGGAATAGGGGCGGTCAAAGGTAATACCGAAATGGATGTATCTTGGATTGGGACGAGGAATTGGCCATACCTAGGCCATTCTACTACCTCCAGTTCCACAGGAACATGGCGAAACTTTGAAGGTTTACACCAAGGTGAAGCAGAATTTGTACAAAGAATATCCCACGCTGGGAAAATATTTAGATTTATAGATGATCCAGATAATATTGAGTATGAGATTGGTAGTGTTTCAAGAACTTATCATAAAAATTATGATCATGTGGGGTATAACCCTATGGGATTGGGTATTGCCGCTGCTGTGAGCAGATCTTGGGTAGATATGAGGGTAAGATTTAGATTACAATTAATAGAACCTGGTTCTAAAGATCCTTTGACTAATCCAAATGGAACTCCTATGAAGCTTTTTCAAGGAGCGAGTGGTTATATAGTTACTGATCCACCAAATGTTAACTCTGCCCCAGTTGGTCCTGGCGCTAATGATGCTGTTACTAAATACGCTAATGGTGGTGGAACTGATATATCTAGAGCTGGTATAGAGTTTGTTGAACCTTTTTACGATCAAAAACAAGAGATGCCAACAAGACCCGCTATTTGGGAGACAGAACCAAAAGAAGATGTTGGATTAGATATTTATCACGAAGTTAGTCAAGCGTATCCTGTTCACATGAAAGACGATACAGAAGAATTGTATATACAAATTGGTGCTACAGTTGATTATGTTACTACTAATTTTTCAGAAGTCACGGTAGTATCTGTTACTGGAAGTGTTTGTGATCCATTTCCAAATTCTACTTCTCCCCCCGCAACAGGTATTTTGTTTGATCAAATGGTTATTATGGCTGCTAATGAAGTAATATCGTTTAAAAATCCAGATGGAAGTATAGTCACTGCAACAGTAACACAAAATCCTCTTAATCCTATTTTAGGTTCTATGAGTATATGTGTTAGTAGTTTAGCGCATGGCGAAAAACAATTGTTAGATTATTATAACTGTTACTCTTTTGGTAATGGTGTAGAATCGAATAGAGTTAGAGATCTGTTTAACGCTGTAACCATAGATAAAGGTGTTAAAGCATCTACTACATTAGCAGAACAATATAAAGAAGAAAATAGAAAAAATGGTTTAATATTCTCTGGTATATATAATTCTATGAACGGAGTAAATAGATTAAACCAGTTTATAATGGCTGAGAATATTACTAAGGATTTAAATCCAGGTTATGGTAGTATTCAAAAACTACACACTAGGGATACTGATTTAATTACACTATGTGAAGACAAGATTTTAAAAGTATTATCTAATAAAGATGCTTTATACAATGCTGATGATACTAAAAATATAACAGCTACAAGTAATGTTCTAGGTAATAGTATACCTTTTGTTGGTGAATATGGAATATCTAAAAATCCAGAATCGTTTGCTTCAGAAGCATTTAGAGCTTACTTTACAGATAGAGAAAGAGGTGCGGTAATGAGATTATCAAGAGACGGTTTAACCCCAATATCTGATCACGGCATGAAAGATTGGTTTGCAGATAATTTGAAAACTGTAAACACATTAATAGGTAATTACGATAGTAGAAAAGCATTATATAATATTACTTTAAAAGATTACGTTCCAACTCCGACTGTAAGTTTTAGTGAAAGATCTAAAGGATGGGTGAGTTTTAAAGCTTTTAATCCAGAAGTTGGGTTTAGTTTGAATAATGAATATTATACAGCGCAAGATGGTAGATTATGGAAACATCACGAAGATTCTGTAGATAGAAATAGTTTTTATGATAATACTGGAACTATTAATACTTCTTCGTCAATAACAGTTTTATTCAATGATCTACCTAGTGTTATAAAAAGTTTTACTACATTGAATTACGAAGGGAGTCAATCTAAGATAATAGAAAATTTAGCTGGAGTTGGCTATACGGATAGTAGTGGTACAGTAAATTGGTCAACTGATAATAAATACTATAATAACCAACCAGAGTTAGGATGGTATGTTAATTCAGTAATAACAGATCAACAGACTGGTACTGTAGCTGAGTTTATAAATAAAGAAGGTAAATGGTTTAACTATATAATAGGGGAAGAAACTATATGGAGAAACGGAATAGTACCAGATGGTAGTAATGCTCCAATATCTGGTGCTGGTGGTAATCTAGATACTAAAGAATTTTCAACACAAGGAATAGGGACAGTAACGAACCCACCTGTAATTACTACCGTTTAACAATTAATAAATAAAATAATATGAGTTGCACTAATCCAATTACAAACGCGCCTTATCAAATAGGTGATACTGGTCCTGGCGGAGGTATAATATTCTCCATTCCAGGACAGGGTAATAATAGTACAAATTATTATTTTGAAGCTGCTCCTGTTGATGTTTCTACGACACAAAGAGCTCAAGTATCGACAACTTTAGGGCAAACACAAGCGTTTGACTGTACAGGTATTGCAAACGCTATACCCGGCGCAGAATTTGGGGTACATAAAGAAATAATATCACCTACTGATAATGGTCAGTTTATTGGGGATGGTAGTAATAATACTATTCATTTAAACTCATACCCAACATCTTGGGGTGGATATACTGGTAGTCCTACAAATCCAGTATTAGACATACACGATTTAGCAGCTCAACTATGTGTTGACTATGCTGGTCCCAACGGAACTAAAGATTGGTTTCTACCATCTTTAACAGAAATGACAGAATTAGTATCGAATTTAGGTCCTAATTCTGTAATTAACAATATAATTAATATAGCTGATCTTAGTACAAGCACTAGTCATCCTGCATCTGCGTTTTATTGGACTTCTTCTGTTTTAGCGGGCCCTCCTGGAACTGTTTTTGATACTATAGCCGCAGGGGTTAATGTTGTAGCTGGTAATCCACAAATAATGGATAGATGTTCCACCGCCTCAGTAAGACCTATAAGAATGTTTAAATGTACTTCTTCACCTGGAATAGATTATAATTATAGATGGAAGAAGAGTCAAGGACTTGGCGTTGGATTTCCAGCTGAAGTAGCCACTACAGGTTATTGGCAATCAGGCCACGCTTATAATCAAGGTCCTTGGGATACTATTGGATACCCTTGGTTAACATTATATATTAATAAACGAGATACTTTACTTAATAGTTGGCATAGTACTTATGGCCCATCAAATAATATGTCAGGAAAAAAACTACATATTAAAATATGGGATATACAGGAAAATTTCATTGGTCATTGGGAATACGAATGGTGGCACGTGTTTACCGGATGCCCTACTTGGAACGGTTGTTCTGTGAAATGGAAATTAAAAAATGGAACTCATATATCTGGAAGTAATAGTATAGTAAATTTAGATCTTTCAATAGGAGGAAGATATTATATAAAATTTGAAAGACATGCAAGTAGTGGGATAATCAATAACAATAAACCTTTTGGTAATACTGCGAATTTAGATAATTATTTAAATAGTGGAGTAAGCGCAAGAGGTCTTGGGTTATCTCTTCCAATGAGTTTACCTTGGGAAAAATATTGTGTAGATGATCCAAACTGCTACCCATTAGGATGTTATCCTTGGAGAGCGGAAGTGCCACCAAACCACGTCCCAGCTGGGGCTTCAAACCCTATTGCAACTATGGCATCAATTCAACTACAACCTGCTGGTACATTAAACTGTTGCTCCTTACCGCCTTCAAAGTTATCTAATCCATCAAATCTTAATATTTGTGAGGAAGCAATTATTAACTGTAAAGCACACTATATTCAAAATGATAACCAAACGGTAGAGGTGGTTGGTAACGATAGTATGTTTTTAACCGAAGAAGAAAATGGAACTCAAAAAATATTAAAATTTAGCGGTGATATACTATTAGATTCCACTAAAAATATTTTTAATATAACTTTTAAAACTAACGAAGACTACTACTACTCAAAAAGTCCTTCGCTAAATATGAATTTCCCTGGTAGTGAAAATTATAAAATAAAGGTTGAATCAGAAAGTAAAAATGCTAACGGTTATGTTATTGAAAAAACGTTTAATATTAGTTATAAAAACACTGGATTTGATGTACTTGAAGAAGATGGACACAATATTATATTTACAAATAAAATAACTAAAGAAGTGGTTAAATCTACGGAAATGAAAGAAATAACAGCGTTACTTGTTGATAAATTTAGCATTGATAGCGCCGGAGATTCAAGGGACATAAGTATTATTGGTACTCCAGGATCTACTTTCTCTTTAACTATAAAAGATAAAAATGGTAGAAATGTTTTACCTTATACTAATAGTATTACTAAAACTGTAAAAACAATCGCTAGCGCTTCTGCTACTTTAGAACTGAATGACGCAAGAAATCTTGAAATTGGAATGGTAGTATTAAACGACCAAAGAAGAGGTGTGAAAATAACGGGTATATCAGATCCTGTTAAAACTAATGTTGACGCTATAAATGAAACATCGACTACATATATAACTATTTCTTCACACTTAACTTTTGCAGTTGATGATAGTATTACTTTTGCAAAAGAAGGAGATATAACAGAGGTAGCAATACCAGATAGTGGTACTTATTCTTTTACTCAAAGATTCCCAGTATTAGAAAAGTTTAAAAGAACGTTAAAAACAGTAGCCTCTGGTACTACTTCTCTAGATTTAGATTATAACGACGATTTAGAAGATAGTATGAAGATAACTGGTACTGGTGTTGATGGTAATGACCCAATAATATCAAGTAATGGTGTTAATGCTGATGGTGTTACCGTAGCAGTTTCAGATAGTCAAACAATAGCTGATGAGACAGAATTATCATTTGAAATGCCAGATAATAGATATGATATAACAATACAACCTTTAATGGCGTTGCTAAATAGTGACGTGCTTTCTACGTGTTCTATTTATCAATATGTAAATCCAATTGTGCAAATCTCTCCTTCATCAGCCCTTGCAAATGTAACAACAGCAGGTACAATTACACTTACAGGCAAAGCTAATAGAACCGCAGGAGCAAATGGAAATATTACTATAAATATGACAGCTATAAAAAGTGATGGTAATTTAGAAGCATCTAGAGAACCGAGATTTTCTAGTATCGATTCTGAAGCATCCGATTTTTCTAACACTTTAAACACAGTTACAAAAACAATTAGAGAAGGTGATTTGAATGATAGAAGTATTATTCATTTAAATAACGTAGCAGGTATAAGAGTTGGAATGGTAGTTACTGGAAGTAATATAGATATATACGAAACAGTAACAGTGAAAAGTATTGTAGGAACAACCGTTGAGCTTTCTTCAAAACAAACTACACAAAAAGATGATATATTAGCGTTTAGTAGTATGTTTGATATGAATATAAGTGGTTTAACAGCTACGTTTAGCGCTAACGGAGGACTTCCTACTGGTACATGTACTATTACGGGTAAGGGAACAATAACAACATTTGGTATAGATAGTTTTACCTCAACACTTAGTTTAGATAACTTTCTATCTATAGTATAAAATAACTTAAATATGACTACCATACAACTCAGATTTGATCATGATATAAATGAATCTTTACAGGTTGGAGATGATGTTTATTATTGTCCTAATCAATTTAGAGGAGGATTTGATACTGTTGATAATGAAAATCTTCCTGCCACTGGTATCGTACATATGGGTGAGTGCACTATTATTAATAGAAATTTAAATATAATGGACGTTTTGGTAAACCCTAATCTATCTCCTGCTGACGAGTTATTAGTTTCAAGCGGATTACAATTAGGCGATTTTATTATGTTTAGTAAAAATAATCAAGCTAATCTAAATAGTTTACTTGGTTATTATGCTGAAACAACGTTTATAAATGACTCTCCAAAAAAAGCAGAATTATTTGCTGCTAGTACCGAGTTTTCTGAGAGTAGTAAATAAATGATAATAAGTGTAATTATAAGAATATTAAAATATAAACAAAAAACAAAAAATTATGGCTTTAGGTGTATATAAAATGAAAGGACCGTTTAAAATGAAAAGATCTCCGTTTAAAGTGCCGTTCGCACCTTGGATGCTACCTGCGGCTGCAGGCGCTTTGGGAGTAGCTAGTCATTTAATGGGAGGTGGTAAAAGAAGAGCTGAGATAAGAGCAGCTCAAGCCGCGCAAAAAAAATCAAGAGCAGCTTGGGAGGGTTTAGATACTAGTAATTTATCTTCTAATTTAGAAAATGTATATGAAGATTTAACTATAAACCAAAAGCAAGCACAGTTTATGAAGCAACAGTCAATGCAACAACAAGCTAATGTATTAGAGAGTTTGCGTGGTACGGCGGGTGGTGCTGGTGTAGCTGGTCTTGCTCAAGTAATATCTAATCAAGGACAAATTCAAGCACAGCAAGCTTCTGCGTCTATTGGACAACAAGAAGCGGCTAATCAAAAAATGCGAGCAAGAGGCGCTATGGGAGTTCAGCAAATGGAATTACAAGGTGAAGAGTTATCTAGACAATTAGAATATAGAAAAACTGGTACTATTTTTGGCATGGATATGCAAAGATTAACAGCGGCTCAAAAAGCTAGGAATGATGCTAATATGGCTCTAATGCAGACACTTGGTTCTGTTGCGGGAGCAGGGATTAGTGGTTAAAATAAAAATAAAATAATATGGCAAAAGGATACGGACCAGACACAACTTTATTAGATATATCTGCAAAGATGTATGAAAGTCAAAGTGACTTTATTGATTATAGTGAGGTATTAGTACCACTAATAGACGAGTATACTAAACAAGTGAAAGCAAATGAAGCTGCGGTAAAAAAAGCTATATTGGAATTACCTCAAATAGATTTTTCTAAAGTAGATGTACAATTACAAGACAAACTAAAAAGTGCGGCAATCGCGATGAAAAGAATGTATGCAAACGCCGCTAATAAGGTACAAAGCGTTAGTTATAAAGACCCAAATTTCGATGTATATACTCAGCAAATGAATGCTGCGCAAAATGGATTAACACTTATTAACGAAGATCTTGAAGCTTTTTTATTACTAAGAGAAAATGGTAAGGAGGGTATATTAAATAATTTAGATATATCTGAGTGGAATTCACCTGTAAGTAGAGATGCTTTAACCAATTTATTATCTGGGAATAATGATTATTTAAAAAACAATATAGAATTCGATGAAAAAGGAGCTTGGTTTATTGATCCAACTAGAAAAGATGATGATCCAAAGAAAAGAGTTAGACTTTCTGAAATGGCACATAATAAGTTTGTAACAGGTGAAGGTGATGTTGGGTTTGGAGAGTTACAACAAGGTCTTATGGTAAATGCGAATCAAGGTCTGGATTGGAGGTCGGCAGGGCCACAAATTGGGCAAGGAGTTAGACAAATACTCCGAAGTTTAGGTAATGAAGGTGTTGGTATGGCCGCGTTTGATTCTGATTTTTTTGGTGGTGAAAAATTCATAGATAAATGGATGAGAAATAATGGTATAACTAATCCCAAAGCGATATATGATGAAAAAGAAAGATTAAGGAATGAAGATTTAGGAACAGTTAAAGGAAACGATGGTAAAACGTTTAAAAAAGCTTTTGAAGAATATATAATGCAACACTACAAAGGTGTACATAGTAGATCCTATCAATCGAAAACTAAAACTGGACCAAAAACATATAACGTTATAGCTAAAAAAGAAATACCAGTTAAAGATCAAGTTGCCCATTTAAAAAAGATAAACGATAAATTAGAAGGTCAAATTATCTATAGTCTTGATGGATCAGATAGTTATTTTACATGGGATCCTGATAATAGTCCAAAGAAAAATAAGAAGAAAAATGAAAATTACAAATGGACAGCGAGCGATGGTACAGTGAAATGGAAAAGTCTCGAATTCGTTAAGAATAGAGAGATATCAAATGATGCAATAAGAGCTTTTACCGGTAACGATGTTAACGATTTAATTAAGGCTTTACAAAAATAGTATGATTCCAGTAGACGAACAAAAAACAGAACCTAAAATAGAACCTCTTAGTCAACAGGAGATAGCTGACGCGAGATTTAACGTGGATGGTAAGGAGTTTAATATAAGCACTATCGCTGAAGCTGCAGAAGGTGAAGAATTAACTATAGAAAATTTTTTATTAAAATATAAAGATAAAATAACAACCACTAGTCGTATTGGAGATTTTTTAGGTTTACAAAAAGGTATAAGTCATTTTAAATACGAAAAAGTGAACGAAGATGTTTTTAATACAGCTATAGCGACCGCATCGTCGAGTCTTTCATTAGACAAAATAGAAAAAAATGTTAAGCGGCTAGCTAAGCAATACGAGGCGAGATATGGTAGGTACGGTTTTGAATTTAAACCGGATACTCATCATAATAGTTTTTCTACAATTAATGTGGTCGCCCCTAACAAAGAAACAATGCAAATTTCCACGAACACTTCGCAAGAAGTAGTGGCTAAATTTATAAACGAAAACCAAGATTTAGAAACTTCTAAAGAAATAGTGAGGTTGAGAAATAAAATCCACACTGATTTCACAAGCAAAGCGCGTGATAAAATAATAAGTGCGGCTGCAGAATTAGGTTATGGTACTAAAAGTTTTAAACCTTTTACATGGTTATATGAAAATCAAAATAAAAAAGGTATAGCTGATATATTTAATGATGTAAAGCGGGATATAGTTGATGAGTATGGTGTAGAGTTACTCGGAGAAAAAGGTGATTTAAATATGTTTCAAGATTGGTGGGGTGGAGATATTTTAGAGCAAGATGGATTATCAGAATACCAGCAAGATAAAGTTTGGAATCACGCAATACAAACGTTGGTAGATAAAGAGACTGATAGTCACAAATTGGAGCAACTAGAAGCATACGTGAAACGAAAGAGAGATCCTGAGGATTTTGATGAAGACATACAAATTTTAGAGGACGCAGCGTATGGCAGCATTACTGATCCTGATTTAAAAAGTGTTGCTTTACTTAATCGAGATATATTACGGTGGACAAAAGAGAGAAAAGGTATAAGAGATAAGAGTTCCAAAGAGTATATTGAGCTTACAAAAAAAATAGATGATGCCCAGGTTTTGGTTAACGATTATGGTACTGTACTAACAGATAAAAGCCATGCTTTTTTTATTGACCTAACTACTGGTAGAAAATATAATCCAGATTTAAATACTGAAGAAGATCTTAAATCAGATAACTTTGTTAATGTTGCAGAAGATTACAAATTAGAAGCAAGTCTTATAGCTGAACTATGGAGCACAGAAGAAGGCCCTGTAGATCATGAGAAACTTAAAGTTGCGCATGAGATGTTCATGATAGGGGAAGAAGACTACATGAAATATTTACGAAATACAAAAGTCAACACCACGTACCATACTTCTATCGGTAAAGAAGGTAATTTGATAAATTTAATAAAAATTAGTGAAGGGATAGATGGTTTTAATATTAGAAATAGTGAAACTGGAGAAATACTAACTTCAGAAGATATAATACAACCAACTAATAAATATGATAAAGTTCAAATAAGAGGAGTAAAATCAATAACAGGTACAGTTGAACTTGAAAATGCACCATTATTATATTTACAAGGATTTAGTTTACAGGGAGAAAAACGAATTACTAAACCTGGGAAAACCGCTCTTCAACCAACTCTTGGTGCTGAATTTTCTGAAAAAGATGAATTAGGATGGGAGTTTGTGCCTGGTTCAAAAACGTTTATGGGTGAACCTATAACCGATGATAATAAAGTTAACGCGTTTATATCTGCTAGACAAAGTTATAGTAGTATATTAGCAAGAAAAGAAGCTTGGCAAGATATATATCTTTGTAATCTTAACCCTGGTAGTATAGAAAAACCTAATTGGATGTTAGCTGCTCAAGGTATAACTGATCATTTTGGTGGTGAATATACAAAAAATTATCTTGGCAATACAGATATGAACAGACTAACTAATATGGAAAGTCTGTTGACAGATGTTAACGAGTTTTTAGCACTCTCAAACACTCCAGCAATTAAATTATCTGAATCACAAAAAGAGAATTTCCAAATGAGTTTTTGGGAGGATTTTTCTTACGCTGCAGGTTCGTTCGTACCTATGATTGGAGAATTTGCATTTTTAGGCGCGGCAACAGGAGGTATTTTGAAGGGTGCCCGTTTATTGTCATATTTCGAAAAATTTAGAAACGTTCTTTATGTAACTGAACGTGTAAAAAAGAGTAAAAGGTTTTTAGAAAAGACAAAGTTAGCAAGAGGTTTAACAGAGAAAGCAGTGAAAACTGCAGCTAAAGAAGCAGGCGTATCATTAGATGTATATCTTAAACGTAAAGGTTTAGTAAAATTAACTGGTGGTACGTTAGATAAACTAAAATTCCATGGTTTTTATGCCCTTGTTGAAGAAGGTAAAATGCAGTTAATGGATCCGCTTTTCGGGGTTGATATGCCTACTGGTACAGGACTTGGTTTTTACGCAGGTGGTACAGCGTTTAGATCACTAGTACCTTGGAGAATGAAAGGCGCAACAGGCGCTGCCCTTAATCCGTTTTTAGAAAAAAATCTTTTAGGAGGTGTTGGTGGTATGGTAGCTGCTCAAGTGGCAACTCCATTAGAAGCAGTTTTTAGTGATATGATGGATAATGAAGATTTTAAAACTTTCTGGGAAGAAAATTACTTTGATGAAGATGGTAATTTTGCTTACCGTAAAGTTGGGAGAAAAGCCCTTCAAGATCTTTTGCTATTCGGAGCCTTAGGTTTTACACATATGAAACCTGCTGATTTAAAGTTCACTATTAAAGGTAAGCAAGATTTAATGGCAGAATCTAGTGCACTAGGTATGGAAGCCTTAACAAGGGGTGATAAGCAAGAAGCCGCAAAACATTTTGAAATAGCTAACGAATGTACTAGACAACTAGATGTTTTAAATGAAACTTATAAATATCAAGATATAAATTTATTATGTAGAGATACAGAGAGGATATTTGAAAGATTTAATAAGCGATACGCCGAACAACATAATGGTGAAGTAGCTTTTGAGGCTACTATTCAAAAAAGCCGTAAAGGTCTAGAAAAAGGTGAAGACGCTAAAGTTATACCAGGCGTAAAAGGTAAACCAACAAGAGTTATTGTAGATGCTAGAAAACTTAAAGCAGGAACTTTACCACATGAGATTTTTCACGTTATAATGATTAAGCGACTTTTAGCAGATCCACAATTAGCAACTAAGTTAAAACATCAGATTCAAGGTGAAGTTGAGAAAGTTCTTGGTAAAGGTACTGTAGAAGAACTTATTGAAAAAATATACAAAAAAACACAAGATAAAAGTACTTTTGATGAAGAATATGTTGGGAATATTTTACAATTATTTGATAGTCCAATTGGTGAAACACTTTTAGTCACTAATAATTTAGGTGGTCAGATTAAACAAAACTTTAATCGTTTACGTGAAAAGTTGTTTGTTGGTTCTAGGTGGGGGCTTGAAAAATTTGCACCTAAACTAGATATTAATGATGGTGCGAGTTTAATGCAATTTTTATCTAGAATGTCGACATCTTGGGGTAAAGGTGGATATAATAAAAAGATGGTAGATAGGTTAGTTGAAAAATTCAAAGATATAAAAATAAGTCCAAATGGTAAATACACTACATCTAAAAAAGATGGTATAGTTTTAAACGCTAGTAAAGGTGCTGTAGCAGAACAATTGCGAATTAAATTACAACTTGGAAAATTAGCCAAAGGTGTAAGTAAAAATAAAATTACAGTAAAAGATTATAATGATCAGAGAGCGCCATTAATGAAAAGATGGGAGGAAATTATTGGTGATATTAGAGCTGGAAAAGTTGTAAAAACCGAAGAAGATCTTTTACAAGAACAATCTGATAGAGTTCAAGAAATATATGAAAATAAAAAATTAAGTCTGCAAAATAGAAAGAATAAGATAGTTGCGGAAATGGAAGCGTTTGTACAAAAAACTGCTAATAAATATTGGAGAGGTAAAGAATGGGAAGAATCTCAAAAAGAACAGGCTTATACAAAGGCGGACTTTATACAAGACTTAAGGGCAGAGGTTTTAAAACTAACATACCCTGCTCCTGGTAAAAGAATTGAGAAGGAAACTGGTGAAAAGAAACTGTTAAAAGCTTATGATCAAATTGAGAATCCAAATATTCCTCTCACACAGTATATAATGCAAAATCTAGGACATCGCGCAGGAGGAGAGGGCGGTATACTTGATAGAGGTCTAGATGTAAACAAACCTAAAGTAGGCTTAGAAAAAGCTAGAGAAATAGAAGGTGATGCTGGATATACTGGTGAAGTGGCAGAGATAGGTAAAGGAGTTTATTTAGCAGACGCATTAAAAAGCGCTAAAGATCTACAGGCAGTTACAGGTACTCATTTAAAAGGTATTATTGATTCTTTTAAAAATTCACCTTGGATATTAGATGGAACTGTTAATTTTGCTAAACTGTTTGATCTATCACCAGAACTTACTAAGAAAATGTTTGGCGTTGCTTATAAAACTAAGGACGGTAAAAGAATATTAAAAAATGGTAAACCAGTTGTAGACGGACCAAAAACAATTCAAAAACAAGCTGAGTTTATTGCAGAAAATTGGAGGGTTATATATAATGCTTTACCAAAAGGAGCTATGCTTAAAACTGGTATACCTGAAATAGAAGGTTTATCTACTCTAGTTAAGGGTATTCTAATGGATGGTGTTCTATACGGGAAAACTACTAGGAAAGGAAAAAAAGCACTAGCAACAGCTAAAAAAACCGGTAAGAAAGCGGGTTTAAAAGTTCAAAAGAAAATATTATTACCAAAAGAAAACGCACAAGAGTGGTTCTTAGATAGATTAGGCATAGATGTTGTTTATAAAACTAAAGATGGTGAAAAAATACTAGAGAATGGTAAACTGGTTATAGATAAGGTTATTACATCGAGAATAAAATCACAGGTTAGAAAATCAACTGATATTTCATCTGCTCGTATAAATGGTATTATAGCTGAAATAGGTAGAATGATAACTAATCAAACGGTTAGACGGCACATGGAAGAGTCTACTGAGAAAAGAAAACCTATACTTGAGAATATTGAGAGAATAAATGAAGATTTAAATACATTAGAAAGAAAAAGAGAAAGTTTAGGTAAAGAAAATAAATCAACATTTGAAGTAGATAATAAGATTGAAAAGTTATTAAATGAAAAAGAATCAGAATTAAATAAACTCGATAAAGAAAGAGAAGAGTCTGGCATACCTCAACAGTTTGAAGTAAAAGATAATATTAATAGATTTATTAATAGTGTTAGAGCTGGTAAAGCGGAAGGTACAGCTGCTAAAGGTGAAGTTTCTGAAATTCTATTAAGTAAACTTAAAAAAGATTTAGTTGACAACAAAGATCCTGTTACTTACGGTAGTTTAATGACCTTGTTAACTAGTGAAGAGTTTAAAAGAGAGGGAATAGGTATGAATCATCCTTTTGTAAAAGAGTTAGCTGAAATCATAAGAATAGCTGAGACAGGTAAGGGAAATCTTGACGTGCAGATAAAAGCTTTAATAAAAGAAGGTAAATTTGAACAAGAAGTACTAGAAAGAACAAGATATAATGATATCGTTAAACAATTAAAGGAGAATAAAGTTTTAACAAAATTAGTACCAGAATTAAAGAATATTTTAGAGGAAGGTTCAAAGGATTGGAGAAAAAACACAGATGAGTATAAGGACTTTATGGATGTAATGGGTGAAGTAGCTAGTCTTTATCCAGATGGGATACCAAAGAAATTTCATACATTAATACTAAGAACTTTAGGGCAAGGCGTTAGAGGCGGGCAACAGTATCATGGTAAAAACAAAAACGGTGAAGAAATTTGGACTAATATAAAGCACCCAGAAGGTAAGACAGGTGATTTCCCCACAATGTATAAGATTATAACTGGTAAGAAGTGGAAACCTAGCACCAAGAATCTAAGTGCAAAAATGCGAAAAGCATTAAAGCACGTTAGTATTGTTAATATGGGTACGTTCAAGACTGATTTAGCAAAGTGGATGCTTGAAAGTGTAAATTCTAGTGGAAAAATGACACGTAGTAATGTAGATATATATAATTACGCTAGAAATTATTTAACTAAAGGATCTGAAGCTTCTAAAGCGGCAAACAAGAAGAATGCTAAAAAAGGTTTGAAAGCTTCTACTCTTGAAGAAGTTATAGAAGCGAACAGAACGCTTAGAGAATTTCATTTAACAGGATTGAGAAATATTATAAAGAAAGCAAAACCTGGAGAAGCTCGAACTAAAGCTATAAAAGCAGTGATGAGGCATCTAAGAATGCAGACTGAGATTGGTGAAGGTATAATAAAAGGTACAGCTACCACAACATCTGTTAGTTCTATATTAGGTATAAAAGATCCTACAGCTGTCAAAAAGCGTCCTAAAAGTAAAACTATCGAAGGAACTAGATTTAGAGGCGAACATCAATTACAATTGTTAAATCATACGGCTATGTTCTTAGACACTGTGTTTAGAACATTAAATAATAAGACTCAGTTTAAAAAAGAATTAGGAGTACTTAGTAAATTATTCGAGCAAGCTATTACAAGGTTTGAGGATATGCAAGTGTATGATTCTCCACTTCATGGTGGAAAAACAGGTTTTGTAGATTGGTTTAAAAAACATCCTCTAGGCGCTGTGTCTTCTATAGCTAATATTATGTACAGACCAGGTATATCTTTTGAGATGATAGATTTAACATCTAAAATACCAGGACAAACTATTGGAGAGAGATTAATGGACAAGTATAGTAAGAAACAAATACTTGAAGTTATTAATCTTGTAAGAAGAAATAACCCTGAAGTTATTACGGTTGAAACTGTTAAATTTGAATCGAACGTTAAAAATAAAGAAAGTAATAAAATAGTAAAAGAAGATAACGCTAAACAACTTGAGAAAGTAACTGGTTATAAAGCGTCAAAAGGAGAAACAAATAAAGAACTTATAAATAAACTTAAAAACGTAGATAAAGCTTTAAGTGAAGGTAGAAAGATGTACAAAAAGAAAAGGGGTTTGAGTACTTTTGACTTTGACGAAACCGTAGGTGTAAGCGAAAATTATATTATAGCAACTAAAGGAAAAGAAACTAGAAAGATAGCTTCTAAAGATTGGCCAGTTGTAGGTGAACAATTAAGAGCTGAAGGATGGAAGTTAGATTTCACTGATTTTAACAAAGTTACAGAAGGAAAACCAGGACCGTTAATGCAAAAACTTAAAAATCAAATTAAAAAATTTGGTAATGAAAATGTTTTTATATTAACAGCCAGAGCTCCAGAAAGTGCTACAGCAATACATGAGTGGTTAAAAAGTGAAGGTGTTAATATACCTTTAAAAAATATAACTGGACTAGGTAATAGTACTGGTGAAGCTAAAGCAATGTGGATGTTAGAAAAGTTTTCTGAAGGGTATAACGATATGTATTTTGTTGATGACGCGATATCTAACGTTAAAGCTGTTAAACATGTTTTAGATCAATTAGACATTAAGTCAAAAGTGCAACAAGCAAGAGCTGCTAAAGGAGATTTGAATAAGCAACTTAACGCGATTTTAGAACATTCTTTAGATATTGGATCTAAAAAGAGATTTTCTACAGCTGAAGGAAAAATGAGGGGTAGTGATAAAAAAAGAAGGAAATTTTTTATACCAGATTCTGCTGCTGATTTAGAGTTGTTAATAGAACCATTGTTGGGTAGAGGTAAGAAAGGTATAGAAAATAGAAAGTGGTTTATCAAAAATTTTCACAAACCATTTGAAAGAGGTATTAACGATTTAAATAACGCTAGACAAGCTATACTTAATGACTACATGGCGTTACGTAAGCAGAATAAGGGTGTGGTAAAATCATTAGATAAACCAATTGAAGGAACTAGTTTTACAGTTGATCAAGCAGCTAGAGTTTACATATGGAACAAAGCGGGTTTTGAAGTACCTGGTTTAACTAAAACGTCAAAAGATAAATTATTAAAACATGTTGCTAATAATCCTAAGTTACAAGCTTATGCAGAATCAGTAGCTAATCTTACTAAAATTGAAACTGGATTAAAAAAACCTAGTGAGTATTGGTGGGGAGAAACTTTAGCTACAGAAGTTAGTGAAACTGGTAGAACTATTGGTAGAGATAAATATATAAAAGATTGGATAGAAGCTAAAAACGAAATATTTTCTGAAGAAAATTTAGCCAAAATGGAATCTGAACTTGGTCCTAGATGGAGAGAAGCTATGGATGGTATGCTTTATAGAATGGAAAGTGGTAGAATGAGGGCAGAAAATTTAGATAGACTTAGTAATGAGGTAATGGATTATTTAAATGGAGCTACTGGCGCTATCATGCATTTAAATACTAGATCAGCTTTCTTACAGTTAATATCTACTGTTAACTTTATTAATCATGGTGAGAACAATCCTTTCGCCGCAGCTAAAGCGTTTGCGAATCAACCGCAATACTGGAAAGATTTTATGCATATTATGAATTCTCCTATGTTAAAACAAAGGCGCGCTGGCTTACAAATAAATGTATCAGAAGCTGAACTAGCGTTAGCGGCAAGTTCGGGTAAAAAAGGATTTTATGAATCTAGTAAAAGAGTATTAGCTACTATTTTGAAACACGGTTATTTACCAACAAAAATTGCAGATAGTTTTGCTATAGCTTCAGGTGGTGCTACATATTATCGTAATAGAATTAAGATGTATGAAAGGCAAGGTTTAAAAACTAAAGAGGCAGAGAGAAAAGCTTGGATAGATTTTCAAGCTATAGCAGAGAAAACCCAGCAATCTTCTAGACCTGATTTATTATCGCAACAACAAGTGTCAGTAGCAGGTAGATTAGTATTGCCATTTGGAAACACTCCAATGCAGATGAATAGAATAGGTATGAAGGAATTGCTTGATATATCTAAAGGTAGATATGAAGGTTTCTATGGAGAAAATTCTCTTACTCATAAAATGAATAAAATATCTTATTATTGGGCGGTACAATCAGCTATATTCGCTGGACTGCAATCAGCCGCGTTTGCAATGTGGACTATGAGTGATGATGAGCCATTACTAGCTAAGAAAAAAGTAAGAGCAGCTAATACTATGGCAGATTCGTTCTTAAGAGGTATGGGTATATCCGGAGCTGTATTAGCTGGTTTCAAAAACGCTGTGATGAAATTTGCAGAACAAAACAAAAAAGGTTATCGTGGTGATTTTAGTGAGGTTGGCGAAGCATTGTTAAATATATCACCAACTATAGGATCTAAATTTAGTGGAACTGATGCTTCAGGTAACACTTATAAATATAATAAAAAATCTATCCTTCAAAAAGGTTTCAGTTTAGATAATACAAGTGGATTAGAAGCTGTTGCTCAAACTATACAATCTATAACAAACGCGCCTACATATAACTACTTTAAAAAGAGTAGAAATATACAATCTGCTTTAGATGAGCAAAACGCTATGTGGCAAAGAGCGCATAATTTTATGGGATATAGCCCTTATGATGTTGGCGCTGCAGATTATCAAAAGAAAAAATCAAGAAAGAAAAACGCCCCTGTGGGATGGTAAAAAAACAAATAATGATAAAAAAACTAATTATACTATTATTATTAATATCAAATTTAGCTGCGGCTCAAGATATTAAAAAATTATTTAAATTCTCTACATTTTATGCGGCGGCTAGTGGAGGTACGTCTTTATCAGATGTAGATGTATTCTCTGTTAAAAATGGGTTAGAGACATCGACTATTCAAACTCCATTCGATTATAATTTAGCTTTTGGTATTAGAAAAATAGCTAGATTTGGATATGAAAACAAAGCTAATACATTTTATGATGGTACAGAAACTTCATGGTCTGACGGTGCTAGTATAGGTAAAGTAAAAGGTTTAGAATTTTTATTTGAAACAGATATAAAGAGACAAGAAGGTGTAGATTATGTAGATCAAAATCATTTTATAAGATATGTGGGTAATTGGTATATATTAAAAGGTGAATATTTACAAGATGGTTTTGCAGATATTGAATACTTTGAAACATCACAAAGATATAGATATAATGTGGGTAAATTATCGCTTAATATAGGTGCAGTTCAAAGAATGTCAGAGCCGTATGGATATGATCCACTAGAAGAATGGTTATTAGATAATGGTAGTTTACATTATACTTATTTAGCATTACAAGAGGGTTATGAAGTAGATGTGTATAGCAACGAATACTTCGATCC